AATGGCTTGGCGGGGGTAACCCCGCTATTTTCCACACTTTCCAACCCACCACAGTCGCTGGTAAAGACGGTGAATGCAACTTTACTATTATCGACGATGAAGTCCACTATAATGTGCCCGGAGGAGGCAAGTGGCAACATAAAATTTGGGACTGGAGTGCTTTTGGAGAGTATATGCTATTTCGCACACCTTCAGAGCAAATACAGTTTGGGAAGCTCGCCGGTTTCTTTGGTTTCGAGCGAAGGGTTATATTCAAGGTCCACGTTGCTAGGCCCTGGACTAATTGTCCTCATAGGGCGCTTGTTTGGCTTGTCCCCTGCTATGCTTTTTGGCACCATGTGTTCCTGCCAACTGAGTTGTTGGCTAGAAGCCCCTCCCGCGTTAAGTTTACTGATGCGGATAGGGTTGGTTGGAATATTTTGGCGTCATCGGGGGACAAAGGACAGAGAGTAGTGGATTTTGGTAGACAAGGCCAGGATGCCCATGTTACGATCGACAAAGCGCAATTTGACGTGCTCATGAGCTTAGGCTCTGAGCAGTCCGTTACCACCCGCGCATTGCAATACGGCATCAAAGATACAACTGAGCTGGCCTTAATCGGCCAGTATTATAGAAGGACAATGCATAACATACAACCGATAGCAGAGATGGCGAGGACTCAAAGCGTGAAAGTCCACTGGCCTCTAGCTATGCATGCCGACAGGCCGGAAGTCAACTACCGAGCGTACTCGAGCCCCATTGTTAGCGATAGCAATTTGGCGCCGATGATAAAACGCTGGGAGGCCCTGTCGACATCGATAGACAGGAGGATCACGTTCGTCGAGAACAAGAAGTTGCCAGGCAAGAAGATCGAAGAGTTTGCTCATGAGTTCTGCCACCTAATTGTCACGTCACCGGGATCAGGGCATCCAATGTCCTTGGAAGAAACCGCTGCCGAATTGTCCAAGCCTTCACAGGTGTTGGCGGTGAAGCGAGTTTGGGAGACCCTTGACGTGCCACATAGGCGGCGGATAGAGTGCTTTGTTAAGAAGGAGCCCACGATGAAGAACGGGAGAATTATATCATCTTTCCCCGATGCGCGGTTCCTTATTGGCATGTCGCGATATACCCTTGCATTTCGCAGGGATGTGCTGCATGCCGAGCATAATGAGCATTGGTTCTGTCCCGGGTTGAAACCCGAGGAGATAGCAAGGAAGTTGCAAGAGTACTGTACCGCAGTTGCCCACCCCATGGAGGGCGACTTTTCCAACTTAGACGGCAGTACGTCAGCCTGGGCACAGCGAACCGTGATGAATGGACCCTATTTCCGACACTTTCACCCCTCTTACCACAAGGAAATGCAAACTTATTTTGATATGCTTATTACATGCCCCGCATATGCCAAAGCCTTCGGATTTAAGTATGAGGCTGGCCCTGGGGTGCGTAGCGGGTCACCAACGACCTGCGACGCTAACACGCTGGAAAACGCATTCACCATGTATTGCGGTATCCGCCTTTCGCGGCCTGGTTTCTCTAAGCAGGAGTGCTTCCAACAAATCGGCCTGTGTTTTGGCGATGATAGCGTGTTCGACCAACAGTATAGAGCAGGATGGATAAGAGCGTGCGAGCAAGTGGGACTTACCCT